AAGCACCAGCTGTAACTGCCCTTGCTGACGTTGTTCACGACCCTCAATATGTTTTGTCACGAATAAGCAAAGATCAATTATCTAGAGAGGCAGACGGGACAGTTGTTGTTGTTGATGGGTACAACAGAACAAGTGTAAAAGAATGGGCGGTCTCAAATATGCCACAGTGGGTTCAAAAGAATCCAAGACCTCAAGGAGGAGGAGCAACAACTACAAAAGTACAAACAGAATTTGTTACTGCTGCTGGTGAAAAGAATCCATTTGCTAAAGAATCATTTAACCTTACAGAACAAAGCAGGTTGTATAAAACAGATATAAATAAATATAATATGCTCAAAAACGCTGTTAGCGGTTAATATAGGTTTATCTAGTGTGCGCTAGTTAGGGTTTGCACCCGAAATTAAACATATCTAACTAATTACATGGCTACAGTTCGTAGTGATTTAATTATTCCAGAGGTGTTTACCCCCTATTTGATAGAAGCTACTACTCAAACAGATAGCTTTCTTCAGAGTGGTGTGGTGCAACCTCTAGCAGAATTAAATCTATCCGCAGAAAGAGGTGGTGACTTTGTTCGCATACCTTTCTACAAAGCAAATTTAAGTGGTGATTTTGAAGTTCTAACAGATTCTTCATCATTAACACCATCAAAAATTACAGCAGATCAGCAAATAGCTGCTGTATTGCATAGAGGTAAGGCTTTCAGTTCTAGAGATTTAGCAAGTTTAGCTATTGGTAGCTCTACTGACCCTATGGCGGCTATTGCTCAAAAAACTGCAGCATACATCAATAACCAAAAACAAAAGGATTTATATTCTTGTTTAACTGGTGCGTTTGGCTCTATCAATAACAACTCAAGTAGTTCAGCATTATTTGGTTTAACTATTGATTCAGAATCTGGTGACTCACCAACTACTTTAAGTCCTAGACACGTTGCAAAAGCGCAGTCTTTACTTGGAGATCAAGGTTCAAAGCTTACATCAATCGCAATGCACAGCAAGTGTTACTACGATTTGATGGAAAGAAATGCAGTTGATTTCGTTGCTGCTACTGATATTAATGGTGGTGGTGCTACAGCGTCAGGTGGTACTTTTCAGGGTGCTTTCCAGAATCCAAACTTTGGCTCATTCATGGGTTTAAATGTAATCGTTTCTGATGACATACCTACAACTGGAACTGGTTCTTCTACTGAGTATTCAGTATTCATGTTTGCTGCTGGATCAGTGGTAACAGGTGAGCAAGCACCAGTAAGAACTCAAACTGATAGAGATATACTTGCCTTAGAAGAGGCAATGGCTATTGATTTGCATTACATCTACCACCCAGTTGGTTTGAAATATGCAGTTTCAACAGTTAACCCAACAAGATCAGTTCTTGAAACTGTAGGCTCTTGGTCGAAAGTCTACGAAACAAAGAATATCGGTATCGTTCGCGCTACTGTAGTTTCTAACAACGACTAGAGGTAACTAATTATGGCTACTCTTTTTGAGTTACAAAATCCCCCATTTGGTCAACTAACTAAAACTAAAGTTATTAAGACTGAAAACGGAGCGCATACATTAACAACTGCCGAAATAATTGAAGGCATTGTTGATGGAACTCCAACAGGAAACAGAGCAGTTACAACACCTACCGCAGCAGCTATTATTTCTGCTTTAGGTACTCAAGGTGGAGTTGGGCAAACTTTTGAGCTAACCATTGTCAACAAGGCAACTTCAACTCACAAGTTCACTCTAACTGCTGGTACTGGTGTCACTATTGTTGGTGATGCGGATGTTGCAGCGGCTAGTTCTGGAACTTTCCTAGTGAGAGTAACAAGTTCTACTGCTGTTAGTGCATTCAGAAAATAAATGGGAATCGCAACATTTAGGCGATTAAGAGAACGTGAGGCTGCTAAACAAAAAGCGGCCTCTGTTACTCCTGTGAAAAAAACTAAGCCAAAAGCAAGGAAAAATGGCAATCTCAATAGTAGCGACAGTAGGTAGCGCATCAGCAAATAGCTATGTAACTTTGACTCAAGCACAAGCTTTTATAGATGGGCTAACAGAGTCTGATGACGTAGTGGCGTGGGGTACTAGTACTGACGACCAAAAAAATAGAGCATTATTTACAAGCACTCAAAGAATAGACCGTGAAAACTTTTTAGGCTCTAGAGTTGATAAAACTCAGGCATTACAATGGCCAAGAAGCGGGGTCAGGGTTCCAGATCAATACAACCATTTATATTCATTAAGTTTTCCTTATCGCATTGTTGATGATTATTACACCGATACAGAAATACCAGACAGAGTAAAGCATGCTCAAATACATTTAGCTGTATATTTAAACAATAATAAAGATGGTTTGGGTTTAAGTGGATTAGAAGATTTCCAATCATTAAATATTGGTAATATAAGTTTAACTCCGAACTTCTATGGCAGGGTTGGTATTGATCGCATCCCACCAATAGTGGATCATTACTTAAATGGCATTAGAATGGGCGGGACAGCAAACTTACCAATTAAGAGGTCTTAACTAATGGCATACGAATACCCAGCAGCAACAATAATAAATGACACAAGTGCGGTGACAGGTAGGTTCGGTAAGATTGTAGCCTTAAATGATGCCGTCATTGCAACTTTAGTTGCTGAAAATATTGATGGTGATTTAACAGCACTAAACCTTGATGCAACAGGTGAAATCTGCGGAGTAATAACTGGAGTAACATTATCTAGCGGCACTGTCATAGCTTATAGATTATGAGCATTGCAAAAGGAGCTATTAAAGGAATTAGTGCAGCTATGCGGGCTGTTGGTGGAACTATTACTTATAGAAAGGTCACTACAGGAATTTACAATTCTTCAAGCGGTAGTATGAGTGAAAATGTAACTGATTTTAATTTAAAAGGTGTAGTTAGTAATGTAACGAAATCTGAGGTAAGTGAATTAGTTTCTACCCAAGATAAAAGACTAACAATATCAGCAGGCGATATAACTTTTACACCTACTACATTTGACAGAGTTACTATTAGCGGTACTGAATATAAAGTCATTCAAATAAATACTAATGAACAAGATAATACTGCTATTTCCTTTGACATTTTTTTAAGGTGAGTATGACAAGAAAAATATCAATAACTCAAATACCTGATGTAATGGAAGATGCTGTAGTTATATTAATCCAAGCTACTACTGCAGAATGGACAGCAAGAGTAAAAAAAGCTACGCCAGTAAGAGTTGTTTATAAAGGAGAACCTAAAGGAGGTAGCGAACTCAGAAATGCATGGCAAACTAAATTTGGTAAAACAACTGGCACCATAATAAATAATTTGCCATATGCAGAACCTGTATGTTTCGGTGAAAATTTACCACCTTCTTGGGGAGGCAAATACAGAACAAGACAGAATACTGTAGCTGGCTTTCCAGAATTAATAGCTAAAGATCTACAAAAATGGGTAATTCAAGAATATGAAAAAATTAAAAGGCAAATCTAATGGCAGCAGAAAACCTAAATACAGTTAGATCAACAATAGAAGAACGACTTCAAAGTGAATTTAGAAAAGGAAGGCCAATAACAACAGTATTTTCTAATACACATTTTGATGCTTCAGCTATTGATACATTTATTCAATGTAGCGTAAGTTTTTCTACTAATAACTATTTGACTCAAGGCAGTACAACCAGTTCTACTAATTTTCTGTCTGGTTTAGTCCTCATAAATGTTTTTACAGAAGAAGGTATAGGATCTGGTAAAAACTTTACTATTTGCAAAAGAATAAGAGACTTATACAATAGAGTTACAGTTTCAAATGTAATTTTTGATTCACCTATTGGACCTGAGATATTACAATCAAGTATTGAAGGTAAATTCCAAACACAAATTAGAGTTACATTTGAAATATTTGAGGATCTTTGATTATGGAAATCACAACTGAAATGTTAGATGCTATAGAGGCTGTCAAAGGCAGAAGAGAACCACAATATTGGGATAATCAATGTAAAAGATACTTGGAAAAACAACAAGCCAAGAAAAAAGATGTAAAAAAAGCTGAAAAAGGTTAATATATTTATAAATCTTCTATAAATTGTTATGGCGAAAGTAAAAGGTGATGTAGGCCAAGTCAAATTTGACGATGCTGGCTCTTCAGTTAATCCAGTATTAGGTACAATTAGCTGGTCAATGTCAATTACTAAAGACACTCAAGAAATTACAGCGCAAGGTGACACTTTCAAAAAATTTGTAGGTGGATTAATTGAGGGAGAAGGTACTGCAGAACTTTTATATGATGATGCAGCAACAGGTGAAACAGCCACATTTATTGATGGTGCATTAACTACTGGAGATGCAGGCGCAGCAGCTTTTGAACTTTTTCCTGATAGTTCTAGTGGTACAAAAAAAATCAGTTTCAACGGTATTATCACTAGCTTTGAGCAAAGTTCCTCATTAGGAGACCCAAATACAATTAGTATTACATTCAAGCCAACTGGCACTATTACATCTGCTATCTAATTTATGTCAGAAAAACGAACCTTAGAAGTACTTAGAGAAGCTTTCGATCTAGGTAAAAGAAGAAAATTTGACGTCAAAGATAGTGAAGGTAATATTATTACTAGTTTATATTTTCCAGCCATAACAAGAGCAGACAGGTCTAGAGCTACCAAAAGGGCTGGAACTGATGACCCTATCACTGTTTCAACACATATGCTTTGTCAATTAGCACAAAAAGAAGATGGGACTAAAGCTTTTCATCCTTCTGACTTTGCTAGTTTACAAAATGATTTACCAGAAACAGTTTTAAATGATATAGAGCTATTTTTATTTAATGTAAATCCAGATGCAACAATAGAAAACGCAAAGGAATCTTAAGGGGGGATAACTGGCTAAACTTTGAGTTTTTCCTAGCAACAGAATTGGGTAAGACCGTTAGTGAGTTAAGAACACAACTAACTGACGAAGAATTTATATTTTTTGCTGGTTACTATGAGCTAAAGTATGATAGAGAAAAGAGGCAGGCAGATGCTATCAAAAGAAAATCAAAGTATAGTTAAAGGAGTTATTGTTTAATCGTGGCAGTTTCAAACGTAGAATTAAGAGTTGGAGCTACCCAAGCGATTACCGCGCTAAAAAATGTTAATACGCAAGCACAAAAATTTAATCAAACTGTCAATGGTACAAATAGTAAGTTAAAGGATGCTAATAAAGCATTGCCAATGCTGTCTAAAGGTTTCTTTGGAAGTGGTGTTGCAGCTAAAGGGGCGGCTATAAGTTTTAAAACTGCTGGTTTAGCATTAGCTACAGCTTTAGCACCTATTACTGCTGGTATTACTTTAATAGCTGCTTTAGGAAAAGTCTTTACAGATTTATCTGCACAAGATTTTGCCAGCGCGAAAGTTAAAACTTTAGGAGTAGATGTTGATACATTAAAACCAAAACTTGCATCTTTGTCCAATGAATTAAGCGGACAAGTATCTGCATTAGAATTATTATCAGCGTCTTATGATGTAGCCTCAGCTGGTTTTGGTGAAGTAGCAGAACTCTCGGATGTTTTAAAAGCTTCTCAATTAGGTGCTACTGGTGGATTTTCTGAACTAGCTACTGTGGCAGACGCAACGACATCTGTACTCAATGCTTATGGTTTGGAATCAGATAAAGCAGCGAAATTAGTTGATGGATTTATACAAACCCAAAATGATGGAAAAATTGTTGTTGACCAATACGCACAACAAATAGGACGTCTTGCACCTATTGCTGCTGGTGCTGGTGTAGGTATAGAAGAATTAAACGCGGCAATCTCTACTGTTACCGCTACTGGTGTACCAGTTGAGTCAACTTTTGCTGGACTAAGACAGGTTATTGCTTCAATACAAAAACCCACAAGCGAGGCCGCAAAAGCCGCTGAAAAGTTAGGAATAGATTTCAACGCCACAGCTCTTAGTACAAAAGGCTTAGGAGGAGTTTTAGAGGAGCTTATAGCAAAAGGTGGAGCCAGCGAAGAAACTCTAGCTCAGTTCTTTGGGTCAGTCGAAGCTAGAACAGCAATTTTACCTTTATTAAATGACCAGCTTGTATCTTTCAATAAAAACTTAGAAAATCAAGCTAACGCACAAGGAACTGCTGCAAAAGCTGCATTCACAGCATCAAATACAATTCAAGGACAGCTGACAAGACTAGGCACTGCATTTACAAATTTATCTACAGAGGGTTCAGAGTTTGGAATCTTAATAAGAGAAAGTTTAAAAATAGCTGCTGTAACAGTAGAGGCTCTCGGCTCGGCTGCACAGTTAGCTGCTGCACCTTTCAGAGCATTGTTTGCTGCGATAAATGAGATAGGCTCTGCCATAGCCCAAGCAATAGGTATAGATGGATTGAGTGTTGTTTTTGAGCTTGAACAAGGGTGGATAGCTGTGAAGCAAGCAGTTAAAGAGTCATCAGATCAAATTATATTTATAGGTAAAGTTATAGGGGGAGTGATAGGTAAGATAATAAAACTATTAGTTGATTTTAATAGATTTGTAAGAACTAAAATCAATGAATTACTACAAGGATTAGCTACAAAATTTAGAGAATTTGTACAGAAAATAATTGATTCAATACCAGAACCTTTAAGAAAATTGTTAGGAGGTTTAGAGTTACCTGAATTAAAAATAAATTTAGATACTGCAGGAGTTAAAGAATTTGGTAAAAACTTTTTAAAAGGTGCGCAAGAAAATTTAGATAAATTGAAAGAAGGTATATTAGATTTTGCTGAAGTAGAAAAGACTATAACTGATGAGAACAACAAACAATTAGATGCAAAAAATAAAATAGTTGAAACCCAAGGAAAAATTAATAAAGGGGTAGAAGAAACAAAAAACAAAACAGACGAAGCAACAGAGAAAACAGAAACCCTGAAAGAAAAATTTAAAAAAATTGGAGAGGATATCGAAAAGAGTATTGTAGATAATTTAACTGCAGCAGTTGAGGGTACAAAATCATTAGCTGATGCCGCGATTAGTGTTTTAGATCAACTTAAAAGGAAATTAATTGAAGTAGCTATTGAACAAGCGGTTTCTGGAATTGGTGGAAAAATTGGTAGTTTTCTTGGCAATATGTTTGGAGGTAAGAAAGCTGGTGGAGGAAAAGTAGCTGCTGGTAAAACTTTTCTTGTAGGTGAAAAGGGACCAGAACTGCTGTCAATGGGAACCAGTAGAGGGTTTATCACCCCAAACAATGAAATATCTGGAGGTCAATCAGTAGTGAATAATATAACTGTAAATGTAGATGCTTCAGGTTCTAGTGTCTCTGGTAACGATCAAGAGGCTAGTCAATTTGGTGAACAGCTTGCGGCAGCAATACAAGCTGAGATAATAACTCAGAAGAGATCGGGAGGACTATTAAGCTAATGGCTACATTTCCAATAACAAATCCTACATATAACACAAGAATCCAACCGTCCCCAGCTATAAATGTTGTCACTTTTGGTGATGGGTTTGAACAAAGATTAACAGAAGGATTGAATACAAATCCTTTGACAGTTAATTTAGTTTTTGAATTAACACAAACAGATGCTAATACTGCTATTTCATTTCTGAACGCAAGAATTACTGACAACGATTCTTTTGATTTCACCTTACCAAGTGAAACAACATCAAGAAAGTTTGTTTGTGATTCGTTTCCAAGGCAAATACCTTATTTAAATAGAGTAAGACTTAGTTGTGTATTTAGAGAGGTATTTGAGACATAATGGCAATACCATTCACAGAGTTAAATAAAATAAATCCAAGCTCTGTCATTGAATTATTTGAGCTTGAGCTGACAGTAGGAACTCATATAGCTGCTGGAAATCCACAGAACTTACCTACTGTATATAGATTTCATGCTGGTGCAAACCTAAATAATTTTGGTGAAGTTATATATCAATCAAATGCTTATCAAAGAGTGGCGGTAAAAGTTTCTGGTTTTGAAAGGAATGCAAGGGGTGTAGTTCCAAGACCTTTAATAACTTTTTCAAATGTTGGAGGAATAATACAAAATCCAGCTACAGGTCTTGTTATTACCATGAGTGATTTTTTAAATAATGTTAATCTTGTAACACCTCACAATGATTTGGTTAATGCCAAACTTACAAGAAAAATGCCACTTGCTTCAGCTTTAGATAATGCAAATTTTGCATCAGGTTCAAATCCTTTTGGAACTCCTAGTTCAGATAGAATGCGTGATGAAATATTTGTGATTGATAGAAAAGCTACAGAAAATAGAAGGATTATAGAATTTGAACTTACAGCGGCACATGATCTACAAAACAGACAAATACCGCAAAGAGTTGTGACAAGAGATTTATTCCCAGCAGTAGGTACATTTGTATAATGAAAGACTCTACTTGGTCAACAGATGCTTTTGAACACGCAAAAGAGTGTTATCCAGAGGAGTCATGTGGATTAATAATTGATTTAGATGGTATTGAAACTTATTGGAGGTGTAAAAATATTTGTAAAATGTATCGAGAAAAAGCTTTTGTTATTGACCCTTTAGATTATGCCGCTGGTGAAGATCAAGGAGAGGTTCTTGGTATAGTTCATAGCCATCCTGATTGTGAATTAGAATTTAGTAAAGCTGACAAAGATTGCTGTAAAAGTGTAGATTTACCCTTTTATATCGTTGAACCAAAAACAGAATCTATTATTGTTTTATATCCAACTGAGATAAATGATTAAATTAACTATTTATGGAAGGTTAAGAAAATTAGTAGGTCAATCTACTTTTGAAATAAAAGCTAATAGCCCTAGAGAGGCATTTAGTTTTTTAATTAACAATTTTGATGGGGTTAATGAGCATATTAAAGATCAAGAATATTGCGTTATGGCTGGTGATTTAAGAATATGGGGAGATATGTTAGACCTACAAACAGAAAGCGATATTAAAATAATTCCTGTCATACATGGTGAAGGATTATTTAAAACTCTTTTAGGATTTGGATTAGCAGTATTTGGTGGTTTTATACCTGTAATTGGTCCTTGGGTTCAAAGATATGGTATTAGCCTAATGATTGATGGTATTCAAGATATGCTTACTCCTGACCCGAAACCAAATAACGTTCAAAGACAAGAAGATCCGCAAGATCCCAGTTTTGTATTTACTGGCCTTTTAAATAATTCAAAACAAGGTGTTCCCATTAACATTGTATATGGAGAGACTTTAATAGGAAGCACAGTCGTAAGTTCTTCTATTGATACTTTTCAAGTCGTAAACAGTTAAAAAAATGGTTTTTCCTCTTAGACAAATAATAGATGCTCTTTTACCTGATAATCTTTTAAAGTCTATTGATTTTGGTACTGTTGTTGATGCACTAGGAGAAGGCCAAATAGAAGGATCTGCGACAGCAAGCAAGGAAAGAATTACAGATAAAACAAGTACAGCTTTCAAAAATGCTTTTTTAAAAGATTTATTTTTAAATAAAACTGCTGTTTTACAAGCAGATGCGAGTAATACAAATCCTAATGAATCAGAATTTAATTATCAAAAAGATAAAATTACCTTTGAATTTCAAGATGGTACAGCAAATAATTTAGTTTTAAATGCGGCTGCACAACAAATAAGCGAAGTTTCTACAGGTGATAAGAATCAAGAATGTTCTTTTCCTGTTGGAGGTAGTGCAACACCTAGATCAGCAACAATAACAAACACAGAGGTAGATTTTGTACAGATAAAAGCAAAATTTGACTCATTTTTCAAAGTAAACACTGAAAATGGAAATAGAGAATCTACTTCAGTTCAAGTCTTGATAAAAGTTAATCCAAATAATGGAAGCTCTCAAAATGTAATACAAGAAACCGTAAGCGGGAAAAGTTTTAACCCTTACAATAGAGATTTTGGGATAGACTTACAAAAACTTTCTGGATTTAATAGAAACACTGCTGGGGCATCAGGGTCTTTTTTTCCAATAGTTGTATCAATAGAAAGAGAAAATAATGTTGGTGACGAAAATACTTTTAACACCATGAGACTTGCTGAAGTCAGACAAATTATCAATGAAAAAAATAATTACCCTAATATCGCATATTCTTCTTTAAGATTTTCCTCTGAGTTGTTCACATCTGCCCCTAATCGTGTCTTTAGAGTGAGAGGAAAACTTGTAAAAATACCTCATAATTCAACTGTTGATTATTCAAATGGACGATTGACTTATTCTGGAACTTTCAACGGTACTTTTAAAACAGACAAGGAATGGTGTTCTGATCCAGCATGGATTTTATACGATCTTTTAACTGATGTAATCAGTGGATGTGCGATACCAGAAGCAGAACTTGATCCATTTACTTTTTTTGGTGTCAGTAAATATTGCAGTGAATTAGTAGATGATGGAAATGGAGGTCAAGAACCAAGATTTTCTATAAACGCAAATATACAATCTAGGCGGGATGCTATGGCAGTCATAAAAGATATTTGTTCAGTGATGAGGGCTACACCTTTTTATGAAGAGGGTGTAATAAAAATTGCTCAAGACGCCCCTCAAGATATAAATAATCCTAGTGCGATTACATTTAATTATATTTTTAATAACACTAATGTAGTTAATGGAGATTTTATTTATGCTGGATCTTCAGCAAAAACAAGATTTAATGTTATCAATGTTTCATATTTTGATTTAGAAACTCAAGGAGTAGATTATGTGACTGTAAAAGACACATCCGCACAATCAAAATTTGGCACACAGACTAAAACAATTACCACTTTTGGCATAACTTCTAGAGGGCAAGCTCAAAGAGTAGGAAAATGGTTTTTAAATACGCAGCAAACACAAACAGAAACGGTGGCATTCGAAACTAATATTGCTGCTGGTTCTGTTTTAAGAATTGGCGATATTATTGGAATTTCTGACAGGGTAAAAGCAGCTACAAGAAGAGGAGGCTTGGTCAAGGCGGCAACCGTTAGTCAGGTCACTCTTGACGATACAACACAAACAAATTTACCAGACATAAGTGATTCACCAACTATTAGCTGTATGCTGTCAGATGGCACAGTTGAAACAAAAACCATTGCATCTTACAGTGGAGGAAATATTGTTAACGTATCTTCAAACTTTTCATCAGTACCAGTATTAAATAGTCCATATATTTTAGAATCTGGGTCATTATCTGTTCGCTCTTATAGAGTTTTAAATGTTAAAGAAAACGACAAAAAAACTTTTTCTGTTGTTGCAGTAATACATAATGCTGGCAAATATGAAGCTGTTGAGGATGGTCAACAACTACCAGTCAAAAATATAAACTTACTTACAAGTCTTTTACCCTCACCGTTAATTATTGATAGAGCAGATGGATCAAAAGCTATTGAAGAAAAAATTGTTTTGAATAATAACAGACCAGTGCCAAAATTATTTATTGATTGGCAAAGTGTTGAGGGTGCATCTGGTT